CGCAGAAAGAGAGATGCAGTAATGGCTAAAATATCTAATACAAAAAAATATGCTATTCTTTATCTTCATGAGTCTCAAAAGAAATCGGTAGAAGATATATCAAAAGAACTAAAGATTACCAAAGCGATTGTGAATAGTGTTATCGAGCCAACTAAAACAATTGAAAAAGAAGATAAAACAAAGAATGTTATGATTAGACAAACAGCAGGAAAGAAGAGTAATACGGTTAGTATTATGACTCATGCTGCTTCTCAAATATCAGATGAACATATTAAAAATATGTCAAACACCACACCGGATACAAGTAGTTTTATTTTTCGTCCCAGATCAACTAAATAATTGGTAATGAATAAAAAACAATATCCTTCTAAGTATTCTAACGGCAAAAATGTTTCTGCCGCTCAGTATATTACTGAAATCATATGCGAGAATAAAGCCAAGCAGGATGGTAAAGATTTGCATTATCGTTTTTGGGTAACTCCAGAGTGGGATAAATATTATAGAAATCAAATATCATCAGCCCACGCACTGCTCAAGAAATATTCTGATATAGCAATTGTTAAAAGCTTGAAGAACCCTAAAGCCTCAAGAATCTATTCTCTGCGAGCGCCACACCTTATAGCTATCATAGAGCAAGAACAAAAGCTTTTGGATCAGCAGAATACTGAACTATCGATTAAGCTAGAGCGTCCAGAAAATATTTCTTTCAATAAGAATACCACAAAAAAATCAAATAGTATTATTTCTAAATTAAAGGATCTAGAATGACTCTCAAAGAAGATGTAGTGAAAACTTTTGGTGACGATATTATATTAAATGGTAATGCTATTGTAGATAGAAAAAGTGTTATTATTCCGGTTAGTCCATCTTTAGATATAGTTTTAAATGGAGGCATACCAGAAGGTAGCTTTGTGGTATTGACAGGACAACCAAAGTGTGGTAAAACAACAACCTCGTTGGACTTTGCTGCAACAGCACAAAAGCCACAATATCAAGGTAGTCTTAAAGAACCAAGAGAAGTGTACTACCTCAACATTGAAGGTCGATTGAAAAAAAGAGATTTAGAAGGCATACCGGGATTAGATCTTAATAAGTTTCATGTAATTGGTTCTCAACAAGGTAAAATCTTACACGCCGAAGAATATCTTCAAATTGGTGAAAAAATTATCAATGAAGTTCCTGGGTGTGTTGTGATTATAGATTCATATTCAGCATTATGTACTGAAGCAGAAATTACATCTGAAATGGATAAGATGCAAAGAGCAGATGGTGCGAAACTTTTAGCTAAATTTTGTCGTAAGGTTGCTAATGTTATTCCTGTAAATAAAAATATTGTTATTGGTATTACTCACTTAATGGGTAATCCAACAGGATATGGTGCAGAGTTTAAGGAGAAAAGTGGTCAGGCTATTGCGTATCAAACAGATATTAAGTTAAGGGCCAAAACATTCAAGCCTTGGCTACTTAGTGCCGATAGTACTCAAATTGGACAAGAGATTGAGTGGCAAGTAATCTGCTCCGCATTGGGACCACCGGGAGGTAATATTACTAGCTATATTAGATATGGTCAGGGTGTTGACAAATACATGGAAGCTATCACACTAGCATCTGATATGGGTATTATTCATAAGGGTGGTGCTTGGTATACTCTAACAGCCTTACCAGACAAGCCTAAATTTCAAGGAGCAGAAAAGGTAAGACAATATTTATTAGAAAATGAACAGGCTTATGTAGATCTGGTTAAAAATATTAAGGATACTATGGGCATCAAATGTTAATTAAAGACTTAGATGGTGGTTCTCATAATTGGTTATTAACTGGTAATATGGCTAAGGGTAAAATTACAAATAAATCTTCTTTACACCTACAGGCCAGACCGTTGATTGCAAGAGTATATCCTACACTACAAATTTTAGAAGAAGTTCCAATTCCACTCAGAAAAAATGAGACACTATATTTAGATTTTTATATACCATTAAAAAAGGCTTGTTTTGAGGTTCATGGCGAACAGCACTATAAGTTTGTTCCATTTTATCATAATAATGTATTAAACTTTCTTAAGGCTCAAAAGAGAGACAAAGAAAAACAAGAATGGTGTGAATTAAATAATATTAAGTATATAGTATTAGACTATAACGAATTAGCAGACGTATGGCTGGAAAGGATAAAAAATGGTTAAAACATCAAAAGAAGAAATCAAATATTGGGATGATGTTCTAGATGAATATGAACTGTCTATCGGATTACCGTCTTACAAAGATGATAGTATGTCATCGGAAGAATTAAATGGATATCTAACCATGAATAGAGATGTTCTTGAAAAACTAGGTCCAGAAGATTGTGCTCAAATAGCATATAGATTAGCACAGTATTCCTTTCATATTCAAAGAACAATTAATAGAGAATTAGCCAGATATAATTGGGCAGAAGAAACTATTAGGGAGACTATTGCTGACGAAATTAATAATTATAAAGGCTATGGATACGTTGAAAAGGCTGGTCAAGCTATTAAACATAATGACAAAGCTCAATCTTTGAATAGTATAAAGAAATATGCTAAACAAAGGAGCGATAGATTGTCCTATTTAGCTAATGGTATAAAAAATTTATCAGACATTATATTATCGGTACAAAAAACAAAGGTGAAGCATGGCTCTTGATAATGATGATATTCAGCAGCTAATAACTCTGCTACAAAAATTAGTTGTTAATAGTTCAGACAATAGTACTGATGAGCCTGTTGTTAAAAAAACTAGAAAACCTAAAACCAAAAACAAGAATACTTCACAGCCTACCAAAAAGAAATTTATCAATAAGTTCAATGATATGCCAGAAATGAATATGTTTAAGGAAGATGTTGCTATTGATAAAAAACTACAGAAGGGTCCACCAACACCAAGAAACAGGCCGTTTTCTTTTGTAAAAGTTCAGTGTCGTGTTTGTGGAAAAAGTGATGAGGTTCCAGAAACTTTGGTTGAGACTATTGATAGATACAAGTGCAATAAGTGTGCGACAGGAGCAGGCTGATGATTTTATGTGATTCCGCAGCAGAAAGAGCTGTTTTAGCTGGTATTTGTACATATGGTGATAGTGCATATTTGGATGTTGCCGATATATTGCAGGATTCTTCTTTTACTATTGATAGCAATGCTATTATTTTTAAGTGTTTAAGAACATTATGCGAAAGACAACAAGCAAAAATTGATATTGCTTCTATTTATTCTGTAGCACAAGAACTTGAACTTTCTCATATTCTATCTAAAAAAGAAGAGGCTCAACATCTCAAGGCTATAATGGATTTTCCAGTTAGTCTAGAGAATGTAAGAAAATTTGCAGCTAAAATTAGAAAGCTGGAAATTGCCAGACTACTAAGAAAACAACTAGAGAATACTCAAGACAAGATATTAGAAGTAACCGGGAATGAACCCATATCTTCTATCATCGGTATTGCTGAAGATAGTATTTTCAATTTCACATCACTGCTTAATGATAGTGATAGCGGTCCAGAACAAATTGGATCGTCACTAGATGAATATATTAAACAACTAGAAGAAAATAAAATTGATCAAGTTGGTATTCCTACTGGATTCCCCATTTATGATCAGGCTATTGGTGGAGGCTTAAGAAAAGGAACTATTAATGTCATTGGAGCAAGACCCAAAACTGGTAAAACTCTACTATCAGATAATATGGGTAGGAATATAGCTGCTCTCGGCATTCCTGTATTAAATATGGATACTGAGATGAATAAAGAAGATCATATTCATAGACTTTTAGCTATGATGACAGAGATAGAAATTAATGCTATTGAAACTGGCAAGTTTGCAGAATCGCCAGATAAAAAGAATAAAATATCAAAAGCTGTTGAATCCCTAAAAGCTACAAAGCTATATCACAAAAGTATTGCTGGTAAGCCGTTTGAAGATCAACTAGCTATTATGCGTAGGTGGTTAGTTAAAGAAGTAGGATTAAATGATGATGGCACAGCTAAGGATTGTGTCATTTTTTATGATTATCTCAAGCTTATGGATAGTGCTGGTATGAATCAGGATCTGAAAGAGTATCAGGTTTTAGGCTTTATGATGACCAGTTTACATAACTTTGCTGTGAGATACAAGGTTCCTATTGTGGCTTTCATACAGTTGAATAGAGATGGTATTACAAAGGAAAGCACAGATTCTGCGAGTGGTTCTGACAGAATCATTTGGTTGTGTAGTAACTTTAGTATCTTTAAGCGTAAGAGCGACGAAGAAATAGCAGAAGATGGATCAGAAAATGGAAACAGAAAACTATTGCCACTTATTAGTCGGCATGGTGGTGGTTTGGACGATAATGACTATATTAATTGTAACATGAAGGGCTGGTGTGCTAAAATTATAGAAGGTAAAACACACCTAGAAATTAAAAACAATCTCAAATCTAGTGACGAAGGCTTTGTTGTAGACGATGAAGACAATGACCAAATCCCGTTTGAATGATCAGCTAAAGTTAAAGATAGTCTGTGATGAGGTGTGTGATAATATTGAATCATTATTATCTATACTAAATCTAGAATATAAATTTAACCATAAGATGATTACAATGGCGTGTCCCATTCATGGTGGAGATAATCTCTCCGCACTTAACCTATATCCAGAGGGCGAAAGCTATCGTGGTAATTGGAAGTGTAGAACTCATGGATGTGAAAAAACATTTAAAGGTTCAGTAATAGGTTTTATTAGAGGAGTATTATCGAGTCAAAAATATGGCTGGGAAAAACCAGGAGATGATACCTGTTCTTTTCAAGAAGCTGTAAACTTTGCTACAAGTTTTATTAATAAAGATATTAGCGACATCAAAATATCTAAAATAGACAGAGAAAAGAAACAATTTACAAGCGTTATAAATTATTTGCAACCAGACAATACTCCTCAACAACACGAGGTAACACGCAAGCAGATTGTTAAATCTTTAAGTATTCCAGCACAGTATTATCTAGACAGAAATTACTCATCGGATATTCTAGTAAAATATGATGTTGGTTTGTGCGATAAAATTGGTAAAGAAATGTATAATAGAATAGTGGTACCAATATATAATATGGAATATACCCATATGGTTGGTTGTACCGGCAGAAGCATTTTTGAAAAATGTTCACAATGTAAAGGCCACCACAGCCCAA